ATAATATCATCACCTTCAAATGGATCAATTTGATATAAAAGACAATTATGTCTGTGTTTAATGCTTTCTTTGAATTTGTCAAATGTATCAAATACAAATTCCCAGTCAATATCTAAATCTTTTTTCTTTTTTCCTTTATATTCTGGATAAATATCTTTTCTCCAACTTCTTCTACTATCAGACACAAAATAAATTAAATTGTAAGGATATGCGGTTGATATTTTATTATAATCACTTAATAACAAGGTTTCTAAATCGCCATAAAGTGTTTTTAATCTATGTAAAATGAAGACGGATCTTATTAAGAAATAATTTCCATCACATATTAAATTCATACTAATCATATTAAATATTTATTTTTATATATGTTATTTTTATTGATTTGTTTAATATAAGAAGACTGATTATTTATATAATATCACACCATAGATTAAAAAATTTAAAAAATATTTAATATATACTAACAAAAAATAATAATATTATTATGAATTTCTTCAATTTTTTGAATGAAAAAAAAACTTTTTGGACTAAAGAAATGTTACAAGAAGAAGCAGATAAATATGATTTTAGAGATGATTTTAAGAAAAAATCAAAAGCATATAGTGTATCATATCAAAGAGGATTATTAGATGAATTATTCAAAAATCATCCATATGAAGGTTATTCAGAAACACATCTTAAAAAAGGATATTGGACAAAAGAAAGATTACAAGAAGAAGTCGCTAAATATGAAACGAGAGGTGAATTTTGGGAAAAAAATTCAAATGCAGCTAATGTTGCTCTTAGAAATAATTTAATGGACGAATTATTTAAAAATCATCCAAATGAAGGACATTCAGAAAATCGTGTTAAAAATGGAACTTGGACCAAAAAAAGATTACAAGAAGAAGCAAATAAATATAATAATAGAAAAGAATTTGAAAAAAATTCAAAAGGATATCAGGCGGCATTAAGAAAAGGATTAATGGATGAATTATTTAAAAATCATCCAAATGAAGGTTTTTCTGAAGATAGAGAAAGAAAAGGATATTGGACTAAAGAAAGATTACAAGAAGAAGCAGATAAATATGAAACAAGAGGTGATTTTCAAAAAAAAGATGTAAGTGTATATTCTTTAGCAATAAACAAAGGATTAATGGATGAATTATTTAAAAATCATCCAAATGAAGGTTTTTCTGAAGAGCAATTTAAAAAGGGATATTGGACTAAAGAAAGATTACAAGAAATTGCAGATAAATGTGAAAATAGGGATGAATTTGCTAAAACAAAAGCATTTAGTGCATCAGTAAGATTAAGATTAATAGATGAATTATTTAAAAATCATCCAAATGAAGGTTATTCTAATTCAAAACCTATAAATTGGACATTAGAAAACTTACAAAAAGAGGTTAATAAATATGAAACAAGAGGTGATTTTAAAAATGGATATCCTACCGCATATAGATCAGCATCAAGATTAGGATTAATGGACGAATTATTTAAAAATCATCCAAATGATGGATATAAACTAAGAAAGTTTAAATTTTTAAAAAATTTCAAATAAAAAAATCCAGCACAAGTACTGGATTTAGTGAGTGAATATCGAACCTCACGTTCTGTTGACAGCAGATTTTTAATTTACAATATATGTCATATGACTTGCGTGTGCTAAATTATCTGAACCTATGTAAGTGTAATAGATTTCAATAGATTCTAATTCGTTTGGTAGTCTTTCAACGACACCAGTAGTTTCATTAATTTTCATACTTGGTTTATAAATAAATTTAACACCAGGTTCTTCACCTATAATATTTTTTAATCCGTGTTTTATGTCACTAGCCCCGGTGTGTGTTAAGTTTATATTAGCGTAAATATAATCATTAATCAATTTTTCTTTGAACATTTTAATATCATCCATTTTGTTTAATTATTTTTTAGTATTTTATCTATATATTTTAATTTTAATAGTCTATTTAATCTATTTAATTTTTTTCTTCTTTCCTTCCTAAGATATTCTTGTGGTGTTTTATATATGTAATCCATATAAAACAATTTACCTATTGGTAACTTTGATGGTCGTACGGAAATTATATCTGATGACCATGTTGTTGGTATAAATATATTTTTAATAGTTTGAATTAATGTCATTTTTTTCATCATTTTTATAATAGTAATTTACATAACCTAAGTCAATTTTAGGTGATGATATTGGTGTTACTTTTACTAGACCTTCAACATATTCATCATTAGGTAGTGTTACATTTGGTTCTTCACCTTTAAGTTTAAGAAGTTTATTTAGTCTATCTTCTTTTAATTGTTGTATTTTAGATTTTTTCCATCCGCCACCGCCTAATGTTGATGCCATTACACGTCTAACTATAGGAAAAGATATGGAATCAAAATTATCAGTAGCAGGATCTATTGATGCAACATATTCATTTGAAGCATACTTTTCAAACCAATTTGATTTTGTGCTACCAGATTCTAAGTTTAGAATACTTGACCATTTTTCTTGATATTTTGCTACTATTTTATTTTTTTCTTCTTCATTCATTTAATTTTAATTGTTTTTATACTGATGGTAATAAGTAAATATCTATAGTTATAATTTTATTATCTCGACAACGTAAAGCTGTTTTAAGTTTTATGTTATTTAATAATAGATCATTAACTATTTTTCCACTAGATGTCTTTAATAATCTAATTTCAATATCAAAAGCAATTTTGGTTATTTCAATTCCTTTTAATTTTTGTAATTTTAATTTTCTTGATAACATAATTGGATTATTTCCTATATCACTAATAATATGCGATACATTATTCAAACTTATATCAAAACTATCAGGTTCTATTTCACCATAAAGTGCACCTGATGGATTATTTTTATAATTATTATAAAATTTTTCATATTCTGAAATTAAATTATTATCTAATAAAAAAGATGATTTAATATAATACTCATTATTAATTATATAACTTTCATTCGAAGTATCATAGATTATCATTAATTTTACTTAATTTTTTTAACTTCGCAACTCTGTTTTCTCTTAAAATTTGTTTTTCAGATTTATAATTATATGTTGATGTGAATCCACAATTGGACCATTTTTCAATTGTTTTCTTTTTCTGTAATTCTAATTCAATCCAATTCATTTTTTTATAACTTCTTTTATATCAGTAATATAAGATATTAGATGAATAATAGGATCTATTGTATCTGAATATCTTTCATTATATGATTTTTGCAAATTTATAAGAGATGCACCTTGTTTTATAAGATTTGGAGTATCAATATCCATTAATCTGGTAAAAAGTGGTCTACCTAATGCTTTCATTAATTCTAATGGATTATCAACAAAATTATTAATAACATAATTGTAGTTATCTTGAACATTATTGCTACCATCCATCATAAATTCAAAGATATTTTCGTATCCTGAAGCACTTATAGATTTAAATTGATCTGTATTTTTTGTAATATAGACTTCTTGTAGTTTTTGAGTTGCACTTCTTAAATCAGGAAAGCTAAGCATTATTATTTTTCTTAATTCATCATCAGTAATAGTCATTTTAACTTTTGCTGCAATTGCCTTCAAATATTTAAGATACATAGTTTGAAGATATTCAATTTCTTCTTTATTTTTAGGATTGAAGTCAATTTTATTGAATCTTGAAATTATTTTATCATCAATATCCTGTATGAAATTGGTGGTTAAAATAATTCTAACGTGTTGATATTTATCTGAAAATCCTTTTAATGCTTTTTTATATTCAGTAGATACTCCATCAAATTCATCTAAAAAAATAGTTTTTAGAGCATCTTTACCCATAAATGGATTAAGACTTTTACAATGTTTTTGTAATTGATCTCTTAAAATATTGACAGATGTATCTTGTGATGCATTAAATTCAATATTATCTGTACCTTTACATAAAATTTTTGCTAATGTTGTTTTACCTGTGCCTGGAGTATCACTGTAGAATATCATATTGGTTTGTAGACCATCTTTGATTATTTCTCTAATCCTAGGTAGTAAAATAATGGTATTTAAGGTTTTTGGTTGGTATTTATACCAAAACATATCTGAACGCATATATAAAGTTTTATTTTATATATGATTAAAAAAAATAAATGTTTAAGTAGTTTTAGAAATTTTATTTAATTTGCGTAGTTTTTTTCTTCGTTCTTCTGTGTAATTTATTAAATATGATTTATGAATTATAGTACCATAACCATAACCATTTAAATCTTTATTTAAATTTATTATATTGCCTGAAAAGCTACAATGTAAATTTCATCAGAATACCAACTTGGAATATCATGCAGATGTTTAATAACTATTTCTTTACTTATTTGAACTTTATCACCTATTTTCATTTAAGTTTTTTAATTTTTGAAGTTTTTTTCTTCGAATTTCTGATATTGTTGTTAAGTATTGCTTATGTATTTGATTCGTATATCCAGTTAATATTTTATCTACACACATAACATCACCTGAAACACTACAAATAGTGTAAATGTCAGTAGTGTACCAACTTGGAATACAACCTGTATATTTTAAAACTGTTTCTTTATTTATTTTAACTTTATCCCCTATTTTCATTTAAGTTTTTTAATTTTAGTAGTTTTTTTCTTCTAATTTCTGCCAAGGTTATTAAATATCCTTTATAAATTGTATTATTGGCATTTGGTATTTTTTCATATAATTCTACTGTTGAATGACCGATGCTATAGACCGAGTAAATATCATCAGAATACCAAATTGGTATTTTATTACCAGTGGAATTAAGAATTTCTTCTTTATTCATTTTAACTTTATCCCCTATTTTCATTTTTCTTATTTAGTCTTTTAAGTTTAATAAGTCTTAATGTAGTATTATTGGTTATTTCTATTTCTTCTAGTGAATGAGTTTTCAAAAGTTGCTTAGTTGGGTCTAATAAATTATTTAATTTATCAATTGCATTTTGACAACTTTTCTTTTTAGTCCAAACCTTAGCTTTTTTCCTTTTTCCTGTTAAATTATACCAATAACCAATACGATTTCCGTAAATAGTTTTAATATATGTATCAAATTTTATTTTATCAGATGACACTTTTATAATAAATTGTCTTTTTGGTTCCATAATTACAAATATAATCATTTTTGGTTGAATTAAAAAATTATATATAGATAAAAAATAATAATTTTTTTATGCATATAGACGAAGAATATAATTATGATGATAATTTTGTTAGAATGGCTACAATATCGTTATGTAAAGTTTTAGCAACTAAGATTAGATGGATAAATAGATGGAGTGATGGCAAAAAAATAAGAGTTTTAATACCTTTTTATACATCATTTGCTGGTCAAGAAAGATTTATGCTAGATGCGTTTGTTGATGATACAGTATCAACTAGAGTTGAATTGAATACAGATCAAAAACAAAGAGGTGTTATAATATTTAAAGGTGGCTCTCAAAAAGATGATGAGTTTGCAAACCCTAATCAATATCTTGCAAAAGAAACAAAACTTAATGGTGATTTTAAATCAATTGTTAGTAGAACTAAGGCTGTGCCAATTACACTTTCGTATGATGTTATAATTAAGTTAGATAATGAGTGGGAAGTTGATACTTGTTATACTAAAATTATGGACACTTTATATAATTATAGATTCTTTTTTATAAGTTATTTTGGAATTAAAATAGATGCACATTTTAAATTACCTAGTGAGTCTGGTATAGATATACCAAGAGAAATTAATTTAGCATCTGATAATACTATGACAATAAAATTTTCATTAGAAATTAATACGTATTATCCAATATTTGATATTATGACTGATGATTATGAAATTTGTGATAACGATGGTTCTATTGATTGGAATTATCTTGGTATACCAAAACCTGATGGTGAAATTCCAATTTCTGTTGGGGAATTGAAGAGAACATATTGGTATCATAATCTTTTAGATAATAAAACTAAAGAAGAATTGATAAAAGAAAATGAAGAAAATAGGCAGAATGAAATAAATAATATGGAATAATGAAGCACATTAAATTAAGAGAAGAATATGTATCAATAAATCATGTTAGTGAAAGAATGAAAGGTAAAGTATTTAAACTTTATCCATCAAGAAACGATAAATTGATTGTTATAGCTCAATTAATTGAGGTAATTGGTATAAGTAAAACTTGGGGTAAATTTAAAGGTATTATAGTTTTTCCAGAATCAAAACTTGGTGAAAAATGGGAAGGTGATGAGTTTTTATCAGATTGGATAGATAGCTCACCAACTGATGATGAACTAGAAATTTATAATTATTATACACAAACTTACAAATATAATTTATAATTAGCAAACTTTGTGATCAATAAATACTTCAAAGTGATCTTTGGAATAATATCCAGTTTTTGGCCTAACTTCAGCTAAAGGCGTTTTGTTATGTTCTTTTTCACCAAACATTGAACCCATAGACCATACTCTAAGTTTTAATGATTCTTTTATTAATGATATTTTCCAATCTCTAACAGTAGTTTTAATCCAATTATTATTTTTATCTACAATAACATTATTTTTAGCATCTAAGTGATGCCAAATAAAATCTTCATTATTCATTTCAAATTTATGAATAATTTTCTTCCACTTTTTTTTATGTATTTCATTATATTTATCCCAATCAACATTATCAGGATCTTCTTTTAATTTCTTTGACATTTTTATTTGATCTGGTTGAGTAGTTTCAATAGATCCAACTAAAAATAATTCTTGGAATCTAATTGGCATAGCATAAAAACCAATAGATGCTGGTGGAGCATGAAAAGTATCTTTACCGTAACCTTTTTGTTTGGTTAAATGCATTCTACCATATCTAACGAAAGTGTTGTCAATATCTTTTTTCATCCGACAAAGATAATAATAATATTTTAATTTTTATATATAAAAGAAAAATAATTTTATAGATGAAAAAATACCAAGAATTTGTGAACGAGGATTTAGAAAATATTGCATCTACCCCAATAATTACATTACAACAATTTGTAGATTCTATTAATAGCAGTCCTAGCAAAAATGAAATAATTCCATATCTTAATCAATCTTTACAAACTGGTGAAGCTCAGCCAGCACAAGCTCAACCAGCACAAGCTCAGACACAAGTTCAACCAGCAGATACTGCGCAAGCTCAAGTTCAACCTGATATGTCTGTAACTGCAACAGTTACGAATTCTGCACAAGCAGAAAAACACGCTGCACAACCAGAAGCACAAGTAAATCCAGTAGCAGCAAAAAAACCAGCCGTTAAGGTTGCATAAAATATTAAAAAATATTTTAATAAAAATCTCGTTTTGGTAAAAAACGAGATTTTTTTGTTTATATATAAACTCATAAAAGTATTAAAAAAATAAAAAAGCTGCAAGATACAGTATAAAAAAAAACAAAAAAAATATGAAAAATTTAAAGTATGATTTATTTAATTTCAAAAAAGACCTTCCTATGGAAGATTATGAATTGAATGTAATTGTTGAAAGATATATTAGCAATTATGACAATTTTTCAGAAAAAGAACTTGTTGGTTCATTAAAGGAAACTTTAACTCCATTTTCTTATGACACTAGAGTAAAAAATTTAGTGGAAGGTTTAGAAAGTGAAATTAATAGCGAACCTTTGAATTACAATTTGAAAGATTTATATAAGAAAATTGAAAGAAAAAATTATGGACAAATGTATCGTCCAGCATTGAATTCAATTCTTAATATTATCAATCAAAATGATAATGATACAAAAATGACTTCAATTCTTAATGAATTGGTTATTCACGATTGGATTCCTGAAGTTAAATTATTTTTAACTGGATATATGAACAATCCAATTCAAAGACAAAATTTAGTAAACTCAGGTAAGGCTTCAAAGGTATTTACATTAGTTGAAAAAACAGAAAATGGTAATTTGGTTTTTATGAAAGATCGTTGGTTTTTAATCAATCAAGATGAAGTTAAACAAACGCTTTTAGAAGATCATATTAAGGACATTGACAAACTTAGAGAATTTAGAATTTTAGAAAAAGTTATGACTATTGGTGATATTAAAGAGGATTCAATTTCTTTCAGATTAGATGAAAATTTAGTATTAAGCATTTCAACTAAAAATGATAAAGATATGTTTTTAAATGAAGAAAAATTAGACAAAGAAACTACATTAGAAGGCTTATTTAATTCTAAAATTATTCCTTGGTTGAAAATAGATTAGTATGTATTATCAAGCACTGCTGCTCAAAATATTGATAAATT